TAGTTTTTTCTTGAGTTATATGTGCAGTCATCCCCTATGTCATATAGGGTTGCCTTTACTTTGTCTTTTCCTTTTCTGAGAACCCTACCAATGGATTGAAGATTTCTAACTCTGGACTTTGAGGGGCTGGCGAAGATGACGTTGTGCAACCGCTTGATGTTAATGCCAGTACTGAAAGTGCCATAACTGGCAACAATAATTGCATTCCTTTCATTTTCTGTAATCTCCCTAATTGATTCTCTTTGTTCAGCATCAACTCCACCATGAACAAAGAATACTTTACGATCAGTGTTGGTAATATTATTTATCTTTTCATAAAGTATCGCACCATGAGTTTCTACTCTACTGTATAGGATAAGAGTATTACCTTTAAGATCTAATGCTAGATTAGTAATAAATTTATTTCTTTGATCATGAGTAATTAAATACTGTATCTCATCTTCATATGTTTCAAACTTCTTAGCAGGATGTTTAAGCACCAGACATTGTATATCTAATTGAGATAGATGTCCTTGCTTCATTAGTTCTTCTGTTTTAGTTACCTTGTATGATGGACCAAACAATCCCTCTAGCACCCACTTATGGGTCTGTGTGCCATCTAATGTACCAGTAAAACCAAATCTATACTTAGCATGTTCTAACTTAGTCATTATATTAACCAATGACTTACTTTTAAATAGATGTGCTTCATCACCTATAATAACATCATAATCTTTAAAGAATGATTTCTCCATTCTAAAGACAGATTGCCATGTAGTAATAGTTACTTCATTGCTATTAGTTACTTCTCTTCCTGAATAGATTCTATGACAATGATTTTTTACATCCCAACCATACTCTTCAAAGTCCTTATACATCTGCTCTACTAATGATGTAGTAGGAACTACTAGTAGTATCTTCTGTCCTTTATGCACATAGTATCTTACTAATGAGTAAATCATTAAAGACTTACCTGATGCAGTAGGACTAACTAACAATCTTCTATTATGTTTTAAACAATCACATACACCTTCTATCTGATAATCTCTTGGTTTAAATTTAGTAATAGATCTAATATAGTCTTTTACACCTTCCTTTGATATTGATTTGTTTACTTCAAAAGGTAATCCATAGTATTCATTATCTTCAAACTTATAACTATAACCATGCCTATTACAAAAGGATACTATCTTATCTAACAGACCCACATATATCTTCTTAGATCTTAAATCAAACAGATGTATCTCACCATTCCAATTCCTTTTTCTATACTGAGGCATGAACTTAGCACCCTCTACCTCAAAGGTAAAGTGATCCCTCAATTCATACTCAATATGAGGTTCTGCATTTACTTTCAAATATACTTCGTTTGACTTTTGTATAATAACGTTAGTCACTTGTACCCATCATGCTATGTGTATTTATGAAGTATTGTCAAGTTCCCGTAAAAAAGATCCCTAAGGATCTTTCGAGTATTACATACTGAACACTAACTAGAGTGTTCGTTTATGAATACTAACTAAATGATTTGAGTATTATGTTTTGAAGACTAACTAGAGTCTTACAGGTTGAATACTAACTAAATTGATTTGAGTATTAGGGGATGAAAACTAATTTAAGTTTTTCCTCTTGAATACTAACTAAAGAATTTGAAGATGATTGAGTATTATAATGTGAAAACTAACAAGAGTTTTGTAACCTGAATACTAAAGAATACCATCCTCGACAATCATCTTACGAATAGCATTCCATGCTCTTTGAAGTTTTTTATCACATTCTTTTCTTAATATTTTAAATTTTTTATACTCATCTAAAGTCATATTAAGACGGATATCAGCTGATTTCATACCAACTCCAGATCCCTCTACAGATTTATCTGGATGTCTATAACCAGATGCTGCAATTCTCCAATGCCATTTATAGTTTGATGCAGCAACTCCTTGATTTTTATGATAAGGTTTACATCCAAAATAGTTAGCAAAAACAAATTTCCAATGGGGAAATCTATTACAGTCTAGTCTTACATGCAAAGATCCATCTGGTTTTAAGAAAGATGCCATGAAAGTATAGATTCTAGTTTTGTTTTCTACAAAAAATTCTCCTTTCTTGTTTTTATTTAATCCAATAAAGTTTAAAAGGTCTTCATCATAGTTTAAATATGAAAAAATAGATGGTTGAACTCCAAATACTGTAGTACCAGGAACATTATATTTTTTAATCCAATCTGTGATTGCATCATTATATTCATATTTTCCAAAACCATACTGAAATCCTCTAGCTTCATTTAAGGTTTCATTTGTATTTTTAATGTATTGATGAATGTGTCCATCATTTTCCTGATAGTCTACCATTCTTGTTGGTTTAAAATGCTTAAGAGTTTTAAATACATTTTTATCCATCTTAAGAAATTTTGCTATTGATATTGTATCAATAGCATCACCCTTATCTTCATAACCTGCAATCATTCTTGCTTTTGGTGTAGAGGAATGGGGAAATAAACGAGTAGTAATATTTTCTGAATGTATATTTCTATCAAATAAAACTAAATCATCATAAGAAAATGGTTGGGCAGTTGTTTGTTTATGAGACTCTCTCATATGTGCATCCTCTCCAACTAAGATGTCACCCTTTTTTAAACCATGTATCTTTAGATTTAGAAAGTCCTCCTTAGAATATTCATGAGGGTTATAAATCCTACCCTCCTTTTTTTCTCCTTTTTGTCTGATTCTTATTTCTTTGCTACTATCAAAGACAAACATAGTTGATTTGCCTATGTCGTATGTAAAAAGATTGTTCATAGTTTTGAGTATTAAGGCATGAACACTAACAAGAGTGTTTCTAATTGAATACTAACGTATTATGATTAGAGTGTCAACGAGTATTATAACATGAAAACTAATAAAAGCTTTATAGAGTGAATACTAACTGAGTATTTTGTAATGAAAACTAACTAGAGTTTTGCAAAGTGAATACTGACTATATGACTGTAGTACTTTAATATACTAAAAATAATATGTCAACCCAATCCAGAATTGAATCTCATAAATTCTATTGCATTCTTTATCTGAAATGTCCTATTCTGAATTACTTTTAAAATACTTTCAAGATACACAAGGATGGTATCATAATAGTCAATCTTCAAATTTGAATTTGAAAGTTTATCATCAGCATCCAAATACTTCTGCATTGTATCCTTATCCCTTATCTTCTTTGGAAAAGGATCATCTATATAAACCTGTGGATCAGACTTACCAGAAAAGTATTCATAACGTTCATGGCGAATATTTTTACGCTGCTGTTCTGCTTTCTTTCTTAAAAGGAATATAGTATTATACAATTCAAAATACTTTGCATGTAGAGAGGGAATATTTAATGACTCATCATGTAGATTATCTCTGTCTATCTGTGCATCTTTCTCCCACATCTCTTGAATAGATTCAAGATCAATACTCATAAAATATTATCATCCAAATCAGTAATGTTGTATATAGTATACTTGAAAGTAACATTGGCTGTCAAGTAGTCTATATCACTATCAGTAGCATCAAAGTCTAGATCTGATAATGATACTGGGAACATATCCAAGAACTTAACTTTAAAGTTTGGTGTATTAGAACTGGACAGAACATTCAATGTTCCATCACATGTATAGTTTAATTCTCCTGCTGGTGCATTTGGATTACTGCTTTGCCATTCATATATCTCTTTCAAACTATCTGGGAAACCAAGTCCTCTTAACCAATGCTGGATCTCTAGATAGTTTTCTAAATCTTCATCTACTAGAAATCTTAAATTTAAATCCTGAAACTGTATCTTATCACCAGGTACAGGAATATCTGTTAGATATGTATTTTGTTCTGTAGTTCCTAAATTTAAACCTGGTATATTTGCTTGGTTTGAAAAGAATACTACCTTAGGAGCACGATTTAAAACAAACTTAAAACCAGTAGGACTTAAGAAGTTCTTATTCTGTACTTGATTTCTAAAACCTGTTGCAGTCATTATTATATACGTTTTAAATATTTAGATAAAAAAAGAGACCCCCTAAGGAGTCTCTTTGAAAAATATAAGCATCTAGCTTACATGATGTTCTTAACTGCAACTCTTCTGTAGTAGCGGTTGCTGTTAACTTGGAGTCTACCAAGTCCCTGAGTAAGTCCTTCAGCAAATGGGTTGGAAACAAGACCATATCTTGTCTTGAAGCCAATCTTAGGCTGGAAGGTGTCCTCACCCACTGCACGAACCATCTGGAGTGGAACGTAAGGGCAATAGAACAGTCCTGCATCATAAGGTGAACCACCTTTATAACCAACAACATAGTACTGGTTGCTGCCTTGAGCAAGACCACTGTTGTTAGCTGCTAAGTTAGCAGAATATGGGTCAATGTATACTCTGTACTTACCTTGGATAGTACCAGCAAATGTGTTACCAGTATCATCAACATTAAGGTTAGCATTAAGAGCAGGTGTATAGTCAAGTACACCAGCCATTGTCAATGCAGAAGCAACGTCTGCAGAGCACATGATAATGTTACCCTTTCCGCGACGTGTTCTCTGTGCGATTCTATTAGCATCTCTTTCTATCTGGAACAGAAGTCCTTTGAACTTCTCAACAGACCACCTACCATTGGAGTCAATGTCTAGGTCAAATACACCAGCACTTGCTGTGTTCTCAACAGCACCCTGTTCAGCAACCTTATAGATTGTTCTAATGACTTCCCTGTTGATTTCAGCAAGGATTTCAGTAGAAAGGATGTTAGCAAGTTCAGCTTCTGCATTCAAGCCATGAATTGCCTTAAGGTCTTGAGCAAGCTCTAGTGAGTACTCAGCCTTGAGGGCTCTTGACTTAGCAGTAACAGTGACCTTCTCAATTGAGAATGCCATCTGGTTGAATGCCTTAGCATCACTAGAACCTAAGTTCTCAGAGTCACCAGTGACCATTCCTTCACCAACATTGTAGCCAACTGAGGAAGCAGTTGATACAGGGTTGAGAACAGAAGGGTTGCTACCAGACTGGTTAGTAGTACCTAAACCAGCTGCTTTATCAGCAAAGCCACTTTCTAGGTTATTTGAGAAGTCCTGGCCAGAGAAGGCTGTATTTACTTCATCATAGAATGCTTCATCTCCACCCATTGCGTTATACTTAGAACGCATTGCGAAGATTAGTCCAGTAGGACCAGACATTGGTTGAACACCAGCTAGGTCATATGCGACCAAGTTAGGCATTGAACGTCTAATCAATGAGATTAGAACTGGGTCGAAACCAGCTTGATGACCAGCAGCATTAGCACTACCACCAAAACCACCTGAATTACCAGCAGTGTTTGCATGGTTAGTAGGAGTTTCAGTTAGGGTTGAACCTGACTGGAATGATTGCTCGTCTCTTAAAAATTTTTCTTGGTTTTCTAACAGGACAGCTGTGACCGCTTTACGATGAGGATCTTTGATCTCATCAACTCCCTCTGCATTAAGCAAAGGAGCCCACTTTTCCTGCAGATGTTCAGCATTGAACATTTGCTTTTACCTCTTGTTTGTGTTTGATTAAAATACTATAGTCATTTCTTAGCAACAGCTTGCAATGTCTTAAGATAGCCAGCCATTGAACCAGAAACATCTCCCTGGCTATGATCTACTGTCTCAGAAATTGTCTCTCCTGTTGCTTTTGGAGTATTACCTGGGAAATAAGATTCCTTTAATGTCTCCAACTTGTCACGATATTGACCTTCACTTTCAAACTCTACACTTTCGGAAAGTGAGGCGAGCTTTTCTTTCTGAGTAGCAGCAAGGCCATCAGAAACTTGATCCAAAATTCCACTAGCAACTGACTCACCGAGTCTGCCATTAAGTGAAATGTTCTTTTCTATTTGCTCGTTGAGCTTGGTCTCCATGTCATCTAGTTTTTCTACCATGCTTTCTAGCACATCATATTTATCATCAGGGATTTGTACATAATGTTCTTCAAAAAGACCCTTCATTCCACTAAGGAATGATTCAGTCAATTCTGTTTTGAGTCCATGCTCAATAGCAAGTTCGTTTTCAACGAACCACTCTTCTGAGACATACTCAAGATAAGCATCAACTCTTTCTGCCAATTCAGACTTAGTTGATTCTATCTCTTCTACAAGCTTCTCATCAAATTTAGCTTGCATGTCCTCAGCCAACTGATTGACCTTAGACTGCAAAGCAGCTTCAAAAACTGTCTTTGCTTTTTCTCTAAACTCTTCAGATAGTTCTTCACCACCTAAAAGAGCATTGACATCTGCTTCAATGTCAATTTCTACTGTTTCTTCTTCTACTGTATCTTCTGTAGATACTTCTGTTTCTGCAACTACTTCTTGGTTATCTTCTAGTTCTACTTCATCACCAGATTTTAAAGCTTCTCCAGCAGATATTCCTTTCATAGGTTCAGCAGGTTTTGCACCTTTGTTAACTACATCCTTTACTGTTTTAATCCGAGGTTCCTTAAGTTTAGCAGAATCATTAGTAGGACTATAATTCTCTGGTGAAGGACCACCTAGATCTTCATAACCAACTGATGTTCCACCAGTAGTTAGTTTTGGCATAGGGTCACCTGGCTTTGCATTTGCAGTTACAGGACCCTTAGATTGCTTAGTGCCTACTTCCATTTCTTGTAAATCTCCACGAGACATTGGTAAACCCTCTGATTATCCGAGTATTAAACTATATTTATTTAGATAAGTTATAAGTTTGATAAGAAATCATTAAAAAGATCTAGTTTGTGCTCATCTAGTTTTTTCTGATCAACCAGAGTATTGATCGTCTTGTATGTTTTCTCAGCATACTTCTCACGAAGAATACCTCCATCCCATACCCAGTCTTTTCCTTCCATAATTCCAGATACAAATGCATCTGGTGCTGAAGGATCAGCTACTATATCTGCTGCTGTTGCTAACATAAAGTCTTCACCAACAACATTAATTCCTTCACGAGTTTGCTTCAGTGAACCAATACCCCTAGAAGAAACACCTAACTTTACACCTTCACTTATAAGTGATGATGCAATTTTACCCATTGGGGTAGAGAGGATTTTTGCTTTTCCTACAAAGTTAGAACCACTTTCTTTAAGTGATACTATCTTATGTGACACTCTATCAAGATTAACAGTTGGACCTTCTGGATGTCCCAGTTCTCCAAGTGCTCTTCCTGATGTTACATGATTTTCATTATAACGAGAAACTTCTCTTCTAAGAGTTTCCATTGGATACATACGACCATTTCTGTTCTTTATGTTTCCTTGTAGAAAAACTCCTTCAATGTAGAGTTGTTTTTTACCTCCTCTGTTTTCAACTATAAATTCAACAGATTCGATTTCTTCTCTAATGAGTTTCATTTATGCGTCTCCTGAAATTTGAACTTGTTGAATGTATAATTTACCAGAACCACTATCAGTTCTAGCAGCAACTTTGAAAGATGCTCTTAAAGTTGCATCTGGATCATTAAAAGTACCACTAACTGAACCACTATTATGTTCAACTATGATTCTTTGACCAAACCAGTTTTCTCCACTACCCCTATATGAGGTACGTGATTTATCATATACAGTCTTCACTCTAGCATGAGTGAAATCAAAATCTGTCTGAGATGAGCAACTTAAACTAA